ATATCCATCCGGAAATTCTGGAGTTGATGATTGTCCTGTTGGTGGTGGAAAACCAACTGACGAACTCAATTGAACTCCACGAAAAATTCCCTGCCCAAGAGATTCTGAGGATGGCAGATCATAACCTCTACGATCAAATGGTCCCCCAAAACCAGGTGGTATTTCACCAGGGGTTCCGTCTGCTCTGGCTGCGGGTGAAGATGGTGTTATGGTGGATACAAGTCTCCCCGTCCTGTCAAAAATGTATCTATCATAAGAAAAAGAAACTGAACATCTTAAAACATCCGATGAGTCATAAGAAACTGGCATTGATGTAATATCAATTGGAAAAGCATTGACAAATCTGTATGCTATTTTATTTTTTAATTCATTATCTTTATTGAATTTTGCTACAAAAATATTGCACTTATAATTATTTGGGTAATTAAATCTAAAGGATGCATCACCTTCTTCATTAATTGCTTTTCCAGATCCAAATGGGCTTGCAATATGGCTCATCCAATCTTCAAAAAATTTAATTACATCATAACTTGAGTCAACATAAAATGTAAGTTGGAGGTCATTATAAATTTTTCTATAAGGAAACTTCTGAGACACACCAGGAAAATCTGTTGTCATCTCTGTTGTAGCAAAAGAATTTCCTGGAAGAGATGCTTCACTACAATACATTCCAAGATCTTCTCCAACAAAAGATCCATCAAACTTAAATCCACTTTTTGCTCCTGTTCTAATAGAGTCTGGAGCAATTCTTACATAATATTGAGACGTTTGAGCAAGGCGTCCAAACTTACTGATTAAATCAGATGTTCTGTAGTGCCTTAGAGCTACATTCCCTGCCATCGGAAATAAATATTTTTTAGTGATTATATACTATGTAGATGAGTTATTTTAATAAATATTAATAAGTAATGTTTAATTCATAAAATGAGAAGAGTAGAGTTTGATACAAGTAATCTTTGCAAAAATTTTAATATTAATGGGTCTGCAGAAATTATTGAAATTTTTTTTGAAGGTAAATCTTCTCACGAAGGTGAACTAAATCCTTTTTATGGAAAAAAACACACTAAAGAAACCAAAGAAAAACTAAAAAAAATAATTTTGAAATTATACAAAGACAAAAATTTTAGGATGACAAGATCCAATCCAAAAGAAAAAAATGGAATGTATGGTAGTTCAAGAACCGGAAAACTTAATCCTATGTGGGGAAAAAATCACTCAGAAGAGACAAAAAGAAAACAAAGTGAAAAAAGAAAAGAATGGTTTAGAAATAATGAAAGTCCACACAAAGGAAAACCCTGTTTAGAAAGCACTAAGAAAAAATTATCAGAAAAAAATAGTAAAGAATACCAATTAATTTCTCCATATGGAGAAACTATAAAAATAAAAAATTTAACTAAGTTTGCTAAAGACAATGATTTAAGTATTGGATGTTTGCAACAAGTAGTTTCTGGAAGAAATAAATCACATAGAGGGTGGAAAAATGCCTCGTGATGCAAAATATTATCAAGGAAGATTTCACCCACAAAACCCACAAAAATATCAAGGTGATGTTAAAAATATCATTTATAGAAGTAGTTGGGAACTTAAATTTATGAAATGGTGTGATACTAACAACAATATTTTAGAATATAGTTCTGAAGAATTTTTTATACCATATTTTGATCCAACGACAAAAAAGGTCAGAAGATATTTTCCTGATTTTTATGTGAAATACATTTCATCAAAGGGAGAAATTAAAAAAGCAGTTGTAGAAATCAAACCTTTGAGAGAAACTAAAGAACCCATTTCCACAAAATATAAAAGAAAAAAAACACTTTTAAATGAAACATTAACTTACGCAAAAAATCAAGCCAAGTGGAAGGCAGCACAAGAGTTTTGCAAAGACCATATGATGGAATTTAAAATCATCACAGAAAAAGAACTGTCATTATGAACAGAATATCTCCAGATGCTGCATCAAGAATTAAATCATATGGAAATCCAGATGATAGAATGCTGGAGATTTTGGACATTTTAAAAGAAGTTGATGTTGTTCCAGACATTGGTAGTTTGTATACCTTTGTCTATTCACCCAAAACACCAGAGATTGAATATGATCAATATCCTTTAGTGGCAGTATCAGATATATTTCGTTGGGGATTTAGGGGATACAACTTTCACTGGAAATCTCCACACAACTATACTTGGTTAGAGTTAGTTGGTAATTTACACAAAGTCAATAAAGAAGAACTAAATACTCTATTAGCATTGAACTATCAAAAGTTCAGAATAAATACTTAAAAAAATAAAGTAATGGCACCTACCAAGCCAACAAAATGGTCATTATCTAAAAATCCGCCCATTTCAAATTACGGAACTATTGCGGACGCAAGATTAACAACCATAACACCTCAAACTCCAGATGGTTATTTGCCATTAGAAGTTCGCAGCACCATAACTGGAGTAGCAGATCTTTATTATGCTATTGACACAAATGGAAAGGTTACATATGCTCAAATTAATACATCTCTCCCAGCTAACGATCCCCAAAGAGTTTTTAGGCAATTCAATAATATTCAAGAAGTAGCAAATTTTATTCCTACTCAAGGTGGAACTGACTATAATGCATCAACCACAGAATTAATAAAATCTACCATATCAAATAAGTTAAAAGCAAGAACTGAAATTATTATCACCAAAAAAATAACAGAACCAAGTCCATACGCACCACCATCTGGAGGAACTAATCCACCTGCTGGGTCTCGTACAGATGGCAGCACTCCCTCTACTACTCCAGAAGAACAAAAAGCCCTTATTGATAAAATATCTTCAGCAATACAAGCGCGCACTAAGTATAATAGTGAATTATTAAAGTATCCAGAAAAATATGAGGGAAATGATTATCTGACAATAACGATGATACGTTATGTTCCTGACACTAATCTCAGTATAGGGCCAGTTGCTGGAGCTCCAGCAGGTGAATCCGGAACTGTATCCCTTGGTGGTCTAGGAGGATTAAGACCAAGTGAAAGATTTGGCAAAAATAATGAAAAAAAAGTTACCCTAGCAACCATAGATCTTCCAATACCTTCAAATTTATTAGATGGAAATCTTGCCACTTGGGGTAATGGAGATCTAAATCCATTTCAGGCTTATGGGGTAGGAGCTTTTACTAGACTAATGACCTCTGGTGGAGATATTTTAAATCAAATAGGAAGAGAAGGATCTACGGCTGCTAATGCAGTAAAAGGAAATGCAGATGGAATTAAAACAGTTGCTTTAAATTCCATTATTTCCAATATACTTAGGCAAAATCCAAAAGAACTTCTATCAAGATCAACTGGTGCTGTCATAAACCCAAACCAAGAACTTCTTTTTCTTGGTCCTGGTCTAAGAACATTTAGTTTCAGTTTTAAAATGACACCTAGAAGTGAAAAAGAAGCAACGAGTGTGAGAAAAATAATTAGAACTTTAAAGCAAGGAATGGCAGTAAAACGCGCTGTTGGTGGTTTATTTCTTGCTGCTCCCAATGTTTTTGAATTGGAGTTTAAATATGTTCCACCACAACAAAACGAAGATGGAAGTTTTGATAGAGGAGTTACTGCGGTAAGACACCCATACCTTCCGGTTTTAAAAGTCTGTGCTTTACAAAATGTATCTGTAAATTATATGCCAGACGGTTCTTATATGACGTATGGAGATGGTTCTATGGTGAGTTACGATATGACATTAACGTTTGCAGAACTTGAACCTATTTTTGATACTGATTACAGTGAATTAGACAAAGACACCGACAAGTTCATAGGTTACTAAAATGTATTTTAAGACACTCCCAAATCTAGAATATCGCACCAAACTTGTTGATAATAACTCAAGTTTAAATACTGTTACAGCAAAGAATTTTTTTCGTAGAGGAAAAATTCGTGCTGATATTTTCCAAAATGCTTCTTTCTTCACCAAGTATTCAATTATAGGTGATGAAAGACCAGATCAAGTGTCTGAAAAATTTTATGGATCACCACTTTATGATTGGGTTGTACTTTTAACAAATAATATTCTTGATGTTCACAATGAATGGCCTCTCAGTCAACAAGCATTCTATGATTTTCTTATTCAAAAATATGGTTCTGAAGAGCAGTTCTATCAAGTCAAGCACTATAAAACTTTAGAAATAAGAAATTCCACAGATCAGATTATTCAGAGTGCTGGAATTATTGTTGACACCACATTTTATAATCAACTAGCAGTAGCAGGACAAGCAGCACTTGAATACTATGATGAAAATCTAGGTGTTATGGTGCAAAAAGCAGGTGCTGATATTTCAACACCTGTATCTTTCCTTGATTATGAAGAGGAAGTCAATGACAATAAAAGAAATATTTTTATACTAAGAGAGATATATCTTCAAGGTGCAATCAATGACCTTGAAGATATATCCACTTATAGACAGTCGTCAGATTATATTTCAAGTAATTTGAAAAAAACTGACAACATCAATCTTACTGGTATTTAATCAATCTTCAGCAAGACGTTGAAAGTAACTCAGAGCATCGTCTTCATCTTCATCGTTTGAAGGACGACGAACGGAAGATTCCACTGAAGGAAGTTCTGGTTCAGGACGACGTGAAGAGAAGTCTGGAGTATAAGACCCACGATCATTGTCTTCGTCATCAACTTCCTCATCAATGCGATGTTGTTGAGGTTTGGTATTCAGAACATAGTTAAGACGCTTCTCAAGTTCATCGTAAGTCTTGAACTGATCAGCAGCAAGGAACTGAGTAAGAGAGTATTCTTTTTTCCAGAGTCCTTCAAGGGCATCGTCATCACTCAGCAGAGGAGAAGGACGATCAAACTCAGACTTGTCATAATTCCAGTAACCATCCTTCTTCACAATCTTCAGTTTGAAGTTGGCACCTTGCCAGAAGTCAAAGGGATTGATTGCTTCTTCATCTTCAAACTCAGGT